GTGATACGCCCTCAAACTCGGACTTATCATAGTTCCAGTAACCATCAACTTTTCTAATTTTTAGTTTAAAGTTTGCACCTTTCCAAAAATCAAATGGATTGATTGGTGTTTCATCATCAAATGCTGGTTGCATTGCTTCAGTAATCTTATCAAAGATTTTCTTACCGAATTTAAAGATGAATACTTTACCCTCATTCTCTGGATGTTTAGGGTCTGAAACTACAAAGATGTTTGAGTAGTATGATAATTTTCTTTTTCTCTTACGAGCAATTTCTTTATCACTATCAACACCTGTATTCCAAAGTCTTGTATTTTCTTCACTAACAGGATCCTTTTGATTAAGAGTTGTTAATGAGTTTTCAATATACCAACCGCCTTTATCTTGGAAAGCGTGTGACCAAACTCTTTGCCAAGGCATTTCTTCACCTGAAGTTGCCGGCAAAAATCTGATTACTGCATAGCCATTACCAGTTTTATCTAGTTCTGGTTTCCAGATTCTTTCGTCTTGGTATTTGTTTTTTGAATTTCCAGAAGTCTCTGGTTTTTCTGAATTAGCTTCTAACGCTTTTGTTATTTTATCAAAATTAGAAGCACTTGATTTTAAACTTTCAAAGTCCATATTATATCTCCTTTGTATTAAATATGTTCGTTGTATTTGTGTGACCTATATTATCGGCCTCATTATTATTTATAATAGATTTACTCACTAGACCTCAAATATTCTAACATATTCTCTGGTGTAGATTCTATATATGGGTCATCATCTGTACCCTCATTGTTAATACCTGGTTCTTGCCACCATTTCTCAACAACTCCATTATCTATTACTGCCATATATCTCCAACTTCTATTACCGAAACCTAAATGGTTTTTACCAATTAGCATTCCCATAAATCTAGTGAAGTTGCCTGAGCCATCTGGTATCATCTTAACCTTTTCAATACCCATATGGTCTGCCCAAGCGTTCATTACAAAAGAATCATTTACTGATATACAATAAATTTCATCTACTGCAAATTTTTTAATTGTGTCATAGTTCTCTTCAAAACCTGGTAATTGTTGTGATGAACAAGTTGGTGTAAATGCACCTGGTAAACTAAACAAAACTACTCTTTTATTTTTAAAGTAATTGTCTGTTGTCTCATTCAACCATTGACCACCAATAGCACAACCACCATCTGTTTCAACTTCGTCACCTGTTCTTACTCTAAAGGTAACTGATGGTATCTTAAATCCTTCATTCATTATTTCTTCCTCTGTTCACGTTGCCACTTCTTATAACCAGCAGCCCATTGTTGTGCTGTTTGCCCTCTAGGTATAGACCTCTGTATAAGATACTCTCTAAATTGCGTTAGTTTGTTTATAAGATATGTAATATAATTAATCATTCTAGCCAATATATCAAATTTGTTCAAGATTGTCAATGCTGGAATAGTCAACATAGTATAAATTATGTTGGCCGTCCCACTCTGCAACCATATTGTTTACGTTGTCTTTTAGTCTCAAATTTCTATTTACTTTGTAAAATATGGTCTGTGGAAATCTATTGAATAGTGATTGCCATTGATTTACCCAATTATCGTGTGGTGTAGGACCATTCTCTTTAGCAACATAATGTTTTGTGCCTTTGTAAATATTATTAACCGTTGGTTTAGTTGATTGTAAATCGTGACCTATTAGAAAGACCTCTTTTGCACCTAAATGACAAGCAACATAACCACTAGACGGACCTGTTGCCCAACCTAGGTCTGTACCCATTATATCTTTTAGACTATGTGATTTATCTTTTTCTGGATGTATCCAAGAAACTTTAACTTGACCTACACTTATATTCTTGACATATGTTTTTACGTCTGCAATACCTAATTCTTTTTTCTGTTCTAAATTTTCTTTATTCTTCCTAATTATATGTACTGCACCCTCTAATCTTGAACCGTGAAATACAAACTCTTTTGCTTGACCTCTATTGTTCTCTTGCAATACGCCTTCTTTTCTTACTTCATCTATATCACCAGCTGATACATTACCCTCAACTAACATTCTATACATATGTTCTGGTATTTTAGTCCAATCTCTAAAGTATCCTGGTATCTTATTACAAATACCTGTATGATATATTTCGTGCATTACGCCGTGGTCAACAGCACAGATAACATCTGGTGTAAAATCTCTATGAATAGCATTACAGCCAACAATTGTACCTAATGGTCTTAATCTTTCTAAATCAAAACCAACTCTAGATTCACCATTGCCTATACAAAATGCTCTATGCATATATCTTGCCGTCTTTAGGTTTTAATAATGATATTTCTTTTTCTGTCTTATCAAATTTAGATTGGAAAGTTCTTTTATTCATTCTTTTCATATGCCAATTAAAATCAAAATCAAACTTTGTCATTTCAGATAAATTCCATATTACTATCTTGTCATCTGTAAACTTATTAATGTACAATGCTTCTTTACTATAAAATTTACTTTTCTTAATTAAACTATCGTATTTTAGTTTCTCAATTATAAGACCCTCTATAGCATACTTATGGTCACTTTCAAAGTTTCTCTTCTTAAATTCACAAACATACTTATCACTAATTGCGTCAAAGGCTGCATATGATTTACCCTCTACAATTAATGGATTGTCTTCAAATATAGCAAGTTTGTTTAGTTCTTCAACTAATCCTTTTTCATTATTAGACCAACTCATTGAAAATAATATCCTACTACACCCATTAAATAGATTGCTAAAGATACTGCATTAAGAACAATCAAAGCTCTATCGTGCCACAACATTCCTACAATTAACCACCCAAGTACACCAAAACTTGCAACCATAATATTATATGGATATAAATTAGCAGACGCCAATATCATACCTACAATTAAAAATGCACTTGCAGCCCACTTAACATACCAAGATAAGTCACCTTTTGGTGTTACCTTTTTAAATACTCTACTTGAATTTAATTTTTTGATTTTTTCGTCTAGTTTTTCTCTTATCGGTGTTATATTATTCTCCATTAACAAATACCTCTTTCATAATCATTTTCGCTTCTGTCATATTAAAGTTCAGAAACGGAGTTAGTCTGGCAATCGTATGTGAGATTTTAGGCCAGACAACTTTCTCACTAATATTTTTATCCCAATCTTTAATAAACGACAAATTTTTGTTGAGATATATGGCGGTTTGGAAGTTAACTTTCCGTTGAATAAGTAATCGTAGCATTCTAGGATGTTGTCCCATATGTACCCGTAAACCATCATCAAACCGAATATTACGAGACTGAAAATCATTAACAATCCGTACACAATCGTCCCGAAAATGATATTTAAAAGATTCATTATACTTTCGGTACTTGGTATAAGTCTCAACACTTTCATTACTTATTAATTCTCCTATCCATTTGTCACCACTAATAATAAAATTAGAAACAAGAAAATCAAGTACGTCTCGTTCATTAAATCTTTTAGATAACTTATGAAAAAAATATCTATCTTTTCTTTTAGTGAACGTATCCAGTTTAGCATTCGTTTTACCTCCATATTTTATATAATCATAACTATCTGTTGTAAAGTGGAGTTTGACACCCAAGTATATTTTATAAACATCAAATCCGCCATACATTATTGTTTATCTCTGTTCTCACTATAACCATAATCCATTACCCAACTTAATAAGGCAAATATTACACCAATCATAATCAAACCCCACAAAAATGATTCAGGTTCAACAAACAACATATGATATAACATTTCTAAGCCATTCATACAGGTAATGCACCACCTTTTTTAATCTTCAGCATATTTGCATTTAAGGCTTCTGCTTTGATTTTTTCTTTTAGTGATTTTGATATTAGTCTGGTTGTAGTTTCTATTTCAATATTGTTTTCTTCACAATACCACACTACAGCGTCCATATAAGAAATTGGTTTTTTCTCTTTGACTATGTTTAAAATTATTGTTGTAAATTCTTTGCTATTCATACTCTCATTATATCTATTTTCTGTTAAATGTCAAGCGTGGTGTTTCTGTTGCCAAGTACACCACAAACTCCGTTACCTATTAACTAGGCAGCAAGGGCAAAATTTGAGTTGCCATTTAAAATGCGTTTAAGTACGCCTACTATTACTCTCTATAAAGTTTTTCTGTACGAGTCGAACCTACACACCCCCCATAAGCACACCATTAATGTGTTTATGGTGGAGGTGGTGGGAGTTGCACCCACGTCCTCTATACGTATTATACTCTACGTCAACAAGTAATTCTTATGCTCCTTCTTTGTGATTATACATCAAATCAAAAGAGTGAGATACGATACAGCTTTCTTGTCCACTTGGACTTGTTAAAACAATAAGGTGTTGACTTCTATCTTTTGACACAAACGTATATACAAAATAAGCGGACGGTGCTTCTGCGTTTGCACCCTCTTTCGCTACGGAAAAAGTCTCTGGAATAAAATCAAACCTATCTATATAACCATTTACAACATCACTAGGACCACATTGAGCAGGTAAACCCATTGGTGCTAAACCATAGGCGCCTGAATTTTCTAGTTCGTGGTCTGCGTGAGCAGTAAACATAACTAAGCTGAATAACAAAGTTAGTATTATTTTTTGCATTAATGCCTCCTGTGAGGACTTAATAAGGCTTGATTACTGATTTATCTTTTCTTTATTAAGTTCTTCATAATATTTATAAAAGTCCTTAATAGCTTTCTCTAGGTCTGCTGTATATGTCGCTTTATCTTTTACAAAAGCATTACAAGAACCGTCTTCTCCTGATTGTAAAATAACAACTTGTTCTATGGGAGTTCCGAATAGCTCTTCATACATAATTGCATAGGCAGTACATTGCATATAATAATTATGATTCCAAGAATCAATACGTTCTTTGTTAGCAGTTTTGAAATCAATTACAGATAATTTACCATTGTACTCTGCAATACAATCAACTTGACCAGCAAGGGTTAGTTTATGTGAGTACATAATTTTTTCAAGACAATGAATATTGTCAATTTGGTCAAGATATGGTTTCATTAACTTAAACATACCAAGAGGTAACACATCACGAATTGCTGGTGTTTCACCTTTTAGATATTGTTCTACTAATGTGTGTACAGCTTTACCTCTACGTGCCGCTCTGGCCATTTCCCATTTAGCAGCCGCTTCGCCAACATTCTTACGCCATTGTATTAGGCCTTCTTTTTTCTGAATACTTAAAATTGTTGTGATTGAGGGATAGTTCTTACCATCTACTTGGTAAAACCTAAAACCGTTTGTGTTCATTCCTTTTGTATTAGGAAACTTACTCTCGTCTAGTTGTACAAAATTTTTCATTATATTGTTCCTTGCATATAGTTTAGTAATAGAGATAATGCTAGTAGAAATCCACCAACACCAACTATTCCTAATATAATATTCTTTACTTGTTTCATCATATAGTCATTCTATCTTACATTTACAAGATTGGCAAGCCTAATTTGACCTGTAATCCATTAAATGTTCATTTATTAAATCGGTAGAGTTTCTTAACTCTTCCCTATCTTCTTTTCAGCTAGGAACATAAGACTCATAACAAGTCTTGTTGCTCTCATTCTTATATGCTCTTAATATTTGTTTACGGTTTTCACCATCAGCACGATAAGAACAATGTACCCACCCCGAATTAGGTTCATCTAAATTGTGGAATTCCAAAATCATCTGGTCAAATTCACAATTCTCTGAAATCCATTTTACCAATTCAGCGTTGCTCAATCCAAACACCTCAAAATCGGCCGCCTGGCCTTTGGCGTGCTGTGAATTTTTGCTTGAGCCTATTGCTTCGCATAAATCTGGACTACGATACCCACTTGATATGGTAACAACCTTACCAAAATGGTCTCGGACTTTTTGTAGTACATTTTCACATAATGCTTTTAAAGCATTCATATGGTCTTCGCTAGGATTATTACTAATACCCTTACGAACAGCCGTTTGTGAGGCTGTCATTTCTTTTAGACTAAAATTAGGACTTAATTTCATTTAATTTTTCCTTTGCTTTTAACTTTAATTTCTTTGCGTCTTTTAACAATTGCCAAGAAACACTACCTCTATCTTCTTTACGTTTCTCTTCCAGTATATTTACTTCCCTCTTCATTTCTTTATGTTCTTGTTTAAGGTCCATATATTATCCTCTTGTTAGTTTTAGCAACTTTTCTATTTGTGCCTTAATAATTGGTGTTCTATTTGGCCAATGTATGTAAGGCTCATCACTTTTCATTAAATTGTAAAGAAATGGTAATATTAATTTCTCTACATCTTTAAATCTAGTATTTACTTCTTCGTTATTAACTTCTTTTGTTATAGTATCTTTCTCTGCCACAATTTGCATAATCTCATTCATCATAGACTTGATAGAAGATACATCTGTTTTAACTTTAGATAGTTCTAAATTCTGATTATCAATTTGTTTAGGGTCAATAGCAGGCTGAGTTGTAGGTGCCTGTGATACTGGTGTCATACCCCAATCATCATCTAGGTCAAACCCTCTCATATAATCTGGTAAATCTTTTGCCATTATTTTTTCCCCTTTTGTCTTCTACGGTGTTTATCTACCACCTGCTTAGTTTTTATATCTTTGATAGACTTCTTACCATATCTATCAGCAAATGGACTAGTAGGATGTGCCTCTGCAATTCTGGACATATTCTCTTTCCAACCAGAGTCATTTTTCATACCACCAGTACCACTAACTATATTTATTGTTGTGATAAGTTGTTTGATATGTTTGTTTTTCTCTAAATATGCCTCTTTATCTGCAATTGACATATAATCATCAAACACTTTACCTGTTTTTGTGTCCTCAAAGGTATATGTTGGCATTAATTACTCTTTAATGGGTCTTTAAATGTGAAATACTTATTAAGTACCTCTAATTCATCATCATATTGAGCAATAATAGCTAACTCTTTTTCTATTGTTTCAAGTGTATCAGGATGTTCAGCTATACCTGCTACTTTATTCAATAAAACTTCTACGTTTGCTTTATGTTTTGCAATATGTCCTTCAGCGTGTTTCTTTAACGCTTCAATTATTTCATTTCGCATTTTTTTTCTCCTTTAATATTCTACCATAATTTGGCCAACCAAACTTATCTGGTGACTCACCTACATAACGCCATCTAATAACGCCTGTGTTAGGATTTCTTTCGTAAATTTTTGGCCTAGATGTATTGTTCTTCTTCATTGCCATATATTTTACCCTCTACGTACCAATCTGGTACTTTTGCTGGACTTTTCCAAGTAGCAAATCTTTTTTTTTCTAGTATATAGTAGTTTCTATAACTAGCTACTGCGTCACCATCAACTTTACAATGCTCAGGCATTGCTGGTTGTGGGTCTGTTGCAAGTTTATTTATTTTTGCATTTTTAGGTGGTTGTGATAACACTTCACCTAATTTTTGAATTGTTAAATGGTCATCTGTATGATTATATCTTTTTTTGTATTCTTCATTAAGAGCCATCATATGTTTGTATAACCACATATAGTTGTAAGCAGATTCAAATAACCATATTGTACTAGGGTGTTTTACCCAACCTGCTTTGTATAGTAATGGTTCTAAATTAGAATTAGGGTGTTTCCACCTTTTAATCTTTCTACCATTTTTAGTTTTGTCATAATATTCTGTGCCATCTAATACTCTATGAGCAGTAGATAATAGTTGTGCTGACTCTAGTATCATTTTTACAACGTGTTTATCACACGACATTTCGGCTGCCACTTTTGGGTCTTTGTGTAAATAAAAAACATTCATTAGTGTATCGCCTTTCTAAAATAATCTAATTGGTCATACTTCGTACATAATGCTTTGAAAGTATTGTACCAAAAGTTTTTAGACCAATCAGTAGTCGCTTTCTTACATCTGTCTTCAGCATTTTTAATTCTTCTCATCTGTAAATCAGGAGAGATAATACGGTTTATATCTGCATTTGTAATCATAGTTTCATTATACCTCATTATATAGTTTTTGGCAAGCGTTATTTACCTGCATTAGCACCATTTGTTATAATGGTTCTAAAGAGTGTGAATTTAGGGTCTTTCCAATCTACCGTTTTCTCACAATTGTGAGGCGATATACAGGTTGTTTTCATACAACCCATTAATAAACTACTTATTGCTAGTAGGATTAATATTCGGGTCATTCCACTCCATTATTTGGTCTAGTTTGATTCTTATTGCGTCAGGATCCAGACCAAGTTCCTGCAATTCTTTTGTTCCCATTTCTCTAAAAAAGTCTTCATAGTCTCTATTGGTTAATGTTCTTTTACCTAATTTACCAAAAAAGTCTTTATAAACTTTTTGCTTATCTCGGAAGTCTTTCGCTCTAGCTTTTGCATTAGCAGCTTCCTTTTGCCAATCTTTTTGGCGCTTTGCATTGTTCTTTTTTTCGTCTTCAATTTTCTTTTTCTCTGCTCTGGCATTTTTCCAAGTCCTTAATGATATGTTAGCCGCTATCAATAATAATACTGCTAATGGGTCAAATACAAATATCAATACCATAATGGCATATCTTACTGCCTCATCAAAATGGTCTTTTGCATTTTCACCATATATTAATTCTGCAATATACTTTAACGGACCAACCTCTGCTTCTATTTTTTGTTGGTCTAATTCTATAATACTCTTTTCTTTATATAGTTCAGAAATTTTATTTGTACTATTTTTAATTTCTTCTTTTAGTAGATTACGTTCTTCTTCTTGTTTACGTCTTTCTTTTAAACCTCTAGTAGCATAATCATTCTTTAGGTATACTTCAATAGATTTATCTAATTGTAATAAAGTATCTTCAGCACGTTTTATATTACGTTCTTCTTGTTTTATCTGTTTATCAATTAAACTGGTTTGTATTGTAAAGTTTGCCTGTGGTTGTACACTATCAAGGTGCGCCTTTGATAGGAAACCAAAAATACCCATTGACGTGATAAAGATTAACACTATCACAGCCGTTGTCAAGTATGCCTTGATGGTTTTTGGTACTAAACTATTTTGCCAATTATTATATAACCAACTGGCGGCTACAAGTTTACCAACT